ACATTGCCAAAACTGGCACAGGTGCGACTTATTCATTTACAGACGCGTCTCTGTATATAAACGGTACGCCACTCTTCGAAAACATGTCTCATGATTACCACCGTTACGTTGTTCCAGACAGGCATTGCTCTGTTCTTGCAGAAGGCGCTGATGAATTACCAATTGCATCATGGCCATTCTGTCTTACTATGAATAAATCCCAACCAACAGGTACCTTGAACTTTTCGCGTATCGATAGTGCGAAAATATCTATCAATTCCCCATCTACACCAGGTTCTGGAACAGGTAAAACACACTTTACACGTTGTTATGCGGTCAACTATAACATTCTCAGGATTAAGAATGGTATGGGTGGTGTCGCATTTGGCAACTAATTAATTCGTACCTGAAGATCCAAAACCTCTATTCGCACGCATAGTCTTTTTCAACTCAGTCACTTCATCAATTAATGGCGTTAAACATTTTTCTAAAATTAATTGCGCAATTCTATCCCCCTTTTTAATTTCGAAAGAAACAGATCCGAGATTAAATAGGCAGACTTTCAATTCACCAGTATAATCTGGATCAATAACACCCGCACCGACGTGTATTCCGTACTTTATAGACAAACCTGATCTAGGTGCAATACGTCCATAACACCCCAAAGGAATCGTCGCACATATACCCGTACTTATAATCTCTCGTGTATGTGGTTCAATAACCACATCACTTAAACTATATAAATCGTAACCTACAGATCCAGGTGATGCACGCGTAGGAACTATCGCATCGAGTGTTAATCTTTTAATTATAAGTGGTTCGGACATTTATTAAATATAATATTCACATCTTTAAATAACAATATTAAAAATAAAGAACGTGTTATAAATAAAGATGAGTTTAAAAATTATCATGGGAAACATGTTTTCGGGTAAAACATCAGAACTTGTTCGACGTTTAAAAAGGTACGAAGTTATAGGAAAAAATATTCTCGTCATAAACTCAAGCAAAGATACTCGGTGTATGGAACATGTTTTACGCACGCACGATAACATGAAATTTGAGTGTATAAAAACAAATAACCTACAGGAACTTAATTACGAAAAAGTAGATATAATAGCTATAGACGAAGCTCAATTTTTTATAGGTCTAAAAACGTTTGTTGAAAAAGCACTCAAGCATGGTAAAACCATTATATTAACAGGTTTAGACGGTAATTATAAACAGGAAAAAATAGGAGAAATATTAGAGTGCATACCTCTTGCCGATAAAGTATTCAAGTTATCGGCAATGTGTATGGAGTGCATGGATGGTACACACGGTCCATTCACGAAACGTATAGTTAATAGTAATGAAGTTGAACTTATAGGCGGTAAAGAAATGTACAGGGCCGTATGTCGAAAACATTTATAATTTTCTTTTTTTCTTAAACTATAATAAATGATACACAAGGACGATCCAAAATTGACAGATACACAAATAAGTCTCTTCGCCTTACCAGCACTCATACTAATCACGGTCGCTTTATTGATACTTTTAAACAAAAATGTTAGACGCAGTCCAGGTGCATACATATCACTCACTCTCGCAACACTCCACTTTTATCATCACTACACACTCGTTAGATTACAAAACAAACATTAAGAATATAAAGTAATAAATCATATAGTATATAAAACATGTTTATGATTGAAGAACCATATGGAATATCACAATTTCAAGCGTGGTTAATATCACTCACACTCGGAATTGTTCTATACAAACGCAAAAAACGTGGTGAAAATTATATCCAATAATTATAAGATGCGCGTCCATTTAAAAAAAAGTCCAAGATTTGATAAAAAGTTTCGTGTTACTTTCGAAAACGGGCGTACAGTTGATTTTGGTGCGAGAGGATACTCAGACTATACAATACACAAAAATCCTGTGCGAATGCGTTCTTACGTAACACGACACGGTGGATTCGTTCCACACATGGTTCAAAAACAAACTGATCCTAAACTCATTCACACAAACATGCTCGATGTTATAAGAAGCGATAAAGAAAACTGGGGTAAAACAGGTTTTTATACCGCGGGGTTTTGGTCGAGATGGCTTCTTTGGAGTCAACCCGATTTGGTAAGTGCTAAAAAGACAATGACTAAGAAATTTGGTTTAATTTTTTTCTAAGACCGCGTTTTTCAAGATTGGCTTTCAAAGCAGTCATCAAATTCGCGCGAATGTTTCGTTTCATGGGACGTGGTGGAACTGGTGGTGCTGGTGGTATTGGGGGTGGAGCTGGTACACGTCTAATAGGAAGTGGTGTAGATGGTTTTCTAACAGGGGTTTTAGGTTTAGGAACGCGAACAGGTGCATCCATCGTTTTAAATATTGATCTACACGCTCGTAAAAGCTTTTTCGTTTCTCGAACTTGAATTTCCAAAGCTGGCGCCTGTCGTCTTTGAATTTTCAAACTCAATTCCTTTTCTGTCAAGGGTACGCGCTTACCTTTTACCTTTTTAGTTACACGAAGACCAAGTCTCTTAGCTTCAGATTTTAATGAATCGATTCTCATTTATATTAACCAAGAAAATTTAAAGAAAATTAGTAGGAGATGGTGGTGCAAGTTTTGGTGCAACAAACCAACAACATAAACAACACACGGTCGTAATAACGGCATCCGATATAGTCGCCTTTTTACACTTCTCACTCTTTTTGATCTTATCAATATCAGGGGTCAATTTACCACAGATACCCCACCTGGTAGATTGCGAAACGCATATGACTATGAGCGAAGCAAGCATAGCAATTTTATCCATTTTAAACAGAAGATGGATCATTTTTTATTAATAACATATATTTTAATTTAAAAAAAGTTATCCGTTCTATACAATTTAGCCTGATATGCTCCCGTTTGTCCCAATATAGAAACATCTTCGTTTCCGTAAAATTCACCACATCCAATATCGTCCATACAGTCTCTAGAATCGTGAGTTATTGGAAGCGAATACATTTGATCGCCCGGAGTTGTCGTGTAATAATGGTACCTATCTCTTCTACCACGAACCTCTTTACCATACAAAGGTAAAGTCTCATCATCTGGACCAACAAGAACACCCATCTGTTGGACGTGTCCAGGTTTATATTCCTTGATTGGTGGTTCTCTATATTCCCTTTCAACTCGTACTGGAACTTTTACTGGAACAGGCACACGAACTGGAACGTTTTTCTGAACCGTTATTGGATTACGAGCCTGATATATAGTAAGCAAAATAAGTGCGACGATCATAAAACCTAACAATTTTTGTTTTGTTTTAACCTTCATTTATAATACCACAACATTATTTCCGTAAACTATACAACGGACTCAAATCAATTCGATTGAGTCTAAACTGAACCAACATCCAAAGACTAAAGAAAACTGTTTTTAATAAATTATTTGCATCGGTATCATCCATTATATAAATTGGACCCATAACCCTACCAAAGAAAGTCTCTTCTTTCTTATTACCAGTCATAACCATTTCCATTTGTGTTAAAGCACACGTATCATCATTAATAGACCAATGGAAAAATATAAAAGGTACAAGGAGAGAATAAAATTCTAAATTTTGTTTATTTTTCATAAATGGAACAATAAGCATTGTTATAAAAAAAATCAAATGAATGAAGAATATAATGTTCATATCTATTAGTATGAACGAAGAAAAGAAACTCCCTAAAATATGGCATCCACAACAGGAAAAGATACTTAAATCCTGGGGAGAAGCTGCGGCCTGTTACAGATACATGCATTACCAAGCGTATTGTTCCTACAAAAATCAGAGTATGAAATTCACAATACCACTGATTATAGTAAGTACAATCACAGGAACAGCAAACTTTGCACAGGAAACATTCCCACCAACTGTGCAACCATTTGTTCCATCGGCTATTGGTGGTTTGAATCTTATTACTGCTATAGCAACTACTATCATGCAGTTTCTTAAAATCAACGAACTCATGGAAGGACACCGAGTTGCTTCGGTACAATACGGTAAAGTTTCAAGAACAATACGTCTCGAATTAACGCTTCCACTTTCAGAAAGAACACAGAATGGGACAAACATGATCGAAAACATGCGTGCTGAATACGATCGTTTAATTGAACAATCACCAAACGTACCTAAATATATAATAGATGCATTTGAAAAAGAGTTCCCAGATGATAATGCATTCTTCAAACCAGAAATCATGCACATTCAACCAATAAACCCATTCAAAGCAATAGAAGAAAACAAAATAATAACAAAACTGAAAGACGCTGTTGGAGGCGTAGCAAAAAGAGAACTCAAACAAGAACTCGATGATATACGAGGCACTACACAAAAAATAAAGAAAACAGTTAAAGCTGATATAGAAGGAAAACAACAACGAATTAATGAAATTTCCGATTTAAAAGATAAAGGACTCGTTAGTTTGAAAGGTGATTTAATGCAAGAACTTCGTAGAAGAACCGAACTTATGGAAGTCATTACAGAAATACCAAAAGATGAAACTACAGAATCAGAGAAAGACGATTCGCAAGATAAGCAACCATAATAAACAGTATTAAATTAAAGAAACCAATACACATTATATAAGGAAGTATTTTCCTTTTTAAAGGATCTATAACACGTTTTTGAAGCGTATCATTTTCCAAAAACATATCTAAAGCCTGGGTAGTAAGGTCATCATCTTCACCTGACATGGATTCCTTTGTTATTATAAAACCACAAAAAAAGGATGAAAGAATATCGCTCCATGATAACGAAATAAATCTTCTAAAAAAATGTATAAACGAAGGTAAAAACGTATTTTTGTGTGGTTCTGCCGGTTTTGGAAAAACGTTCATTCTGAAACAAATTCTCGATGAATCGAATAGTATAGAAATATGGGATGAACCACTCCGAAAAAAAGATATATTCATGAGTACGATTAAAAAAGCGAACATGCACGCATACATAGAAGATTACGAATCGGATATACACGCATACAAGTGTATAGTAGAACAAGTTTCTGAAGGTATTAAAATAACTAACAAACAATTTATTGTCACGTCAAAAAGTGTTTATTTTATGGATAATTTCGAAACCATAATAATTCAAAAACTTCAACCATCCGATATAATAAAACTTGAACCAAAACACACAAATTGTAAATTAGCTGCAGAAAAGTGTTCGGGAAATCTTCACAATTTCTACGATTATTTAGAATACCCACACCAAAAAGATCTTTTTAAAACACCAAAAGAAATCGTATCTGAAATACTATGTAATAATTTAGACATAGACATAGAAGACGCTGTATGTGAACACGGTCATATATGGGCTGTTATACAGGAAAATTATCCAGATGCAATAGAAGATAACGCGGAAAAAATAGCAGAATCACTTAGTTCTACAGATATTTATGACGATTTACTATACCAAGGGTACTGGGAAATGATGTCCTATTTCTCTTTAAGTGTTATGAAAATACCAAGATCGTATTTTACAAAACCTCTCATTAAAGAACAATTGAGACCTGGTCGATTTTGGACTAAATTCGGAAACCAAAAAATGCGTGAACAAAAAATAAAAAGTATACGAGCACGATCACCTTCTATTTTAGGCCACCAAGAGTTTATGATTTTAAGAGAATATGCAAAAAAAGGCGACGTTTCCAAATTTAAAGAATATAATTTAACACCACAAGATTTTGACGTTATGAATCATCTAGGATTACAAAATAAACTCAAACAAAGAGAAGTTACTAAAATAAAAAAAATGATTAAAGAAGAAATTACATTATAAAATAAAACATGTCTGCCACTAACACGGATGAGGAAGATTTTAAAATCACCCGCGTTATTGGTAACGAAATTCTATATTACGGAGAAATCACAGACGACGATATACTCGACTTTATAGAAGAGTTTAAAAAACTCGAAATTAAACTTCTTAAACAACAAGCGGAATTTATAGGCTATGAACCTGTTATACGCGTACACGTGTGTAGTGGAGGAGGTGATTTGTTCGCGGGTCTAAGTGCAATGAACATACTCGAAAAGTCCCGTGTTAAGGTTATCACGATCGCACAAGGTGAATGTGGTTCAGCAGCAACGTTCCTCCTTTTAGGTGGACACGAACGTCGCATTGGTAAAAATGCACACGTTCTCATACATCAAATATCTACGACCGGGTTCTGGGGGAAATACGAGGAAGTTAAGGATGAAATGAAAATGTGTGATAAACTCATGGATATGGTTAAGAAAACGTACACGGAAAAGACGAGTATTCCCGATAAACAACTCAAAAAACTCATGAAACGCGACGTATACTTAGAC